CTTAGAAACCATTTCTGTAAATTCTTTTGATCCTGAACCCTTACCTAATATAGCGTAAAATTCATTAGACATAATTCTAGGTGCAATTTCTCTACCTATAACCTTAAAAGGTCTGGCAACGCCATCTTTCCCTTCTGTGTAAATATTGTTTTGTTCAAATATACGACCCCTTCCCTCTATTAAATCACGTTGCAATTCAATAAGAGGCTTTTCTTTAAGGTTTGTTTTAATCGTACCTTCAATTTTACCATGTAAATTTGACTGTAAAATTTTATTACCACCTATATCAACTTCTACAAAATCAGAAAGCTCCCTAACTACTTTACCACCTTCACCAAATCCTTTACCACTAAGCTCTAACACCTTATCAAGAGTTGGTGCTAATTCACCTCTTACCTGCTTTTGCTTGTCAATTACTTTCCTACCCAAATCTGCTGACTGAACAGAGGATTGAGTCCCTACACTAGCGGCCCTCTCAACCATATCTGAAAATACATAATTATAAAATTTAGTAACTAGATTTCTTTTGTTAGTCACTGGTGGGTTATTTGTAGACGGGGTAACAAAAGATATGTTGCTATCTTCTTGTTCTTTCTTACTAAGCCTTTCCATTGCACTATTATATAATTTATTTACTTGAGCATCGCTATGCTTTTGAGGTCTTTTTTTGCTTGATCCAAACAATCTCTTAAGCATATTAGGAGTTGGTATTCCAAAAAAAGCCATCAATTCAATGCCTTCGCTATTTGCCCTTTCTTGAACATCCCTTCTTAATTCTTTAGCTTTTTGATTGGAAACCTCAAGGCGTTTCCTTTGAACTTCTGTAAGGGACTGACTTTGCAAGGCTTGTTCATTTGATCTAATCGTTATATCTAAATCAGCATACTCTTTCTGTAGCAGATACCCTTTTGCTTTTTTTTCAAAGGCTCCCTTTGCAGGTAACTCTTCTATTGTTTGCTTTGGTGGCTTAACAACTTCCTTTACAGGAGCTATTTGCTTTGTAGGATTTACAGGAACTTCTACAAGAGATTTAACTTTTACAGGTTGACTTTGTAACCTAGAAGTTTCAAGTAAAAGCTCTAATTGAGTTCCTTGGCTACCAACTCTTTTCTGAGCCTCCTCAGCAATTCTTTCCCTAGCATCTATTTCTATCTGTCTAACTTGTCTTCTTCCTACGTCAGCAGGATGTAGTGATACTTCTAATGTTGGGTCTGGTGTAAAAGGTTTGTTTAAAATCCCTGTTTCATCATAGTATTTATTTAATCTTTGCTGTTCGGAACGAGACCTTCTCTTCATTTGTAATCTAACTTGCTCTGTGCTCGGAGTTGTTTTGGGAGTTAAAGATATTCCTCTGTGTATGGTGTCTGGTGTCCTTGGAGAGTCCTTTACTTTATAAATTTTATTTACTAACTGAGCTTTACTATCGGTATTAGATACTTCAACAAATTTAGAGTCTAAAAATTCTATCAACTCTGACTTTGAAAATTGATTATTTAACGATTTTTTAGAAAACTTAGTAAGATCAGGTCTTAAACTTGTGTTAATTTCTGCTTGACCAACACCAATTTCATTTAACCTAGCTACCTTTGAATCTATTTGAATTTGCAAGTCATCTAAGATTCTTTGATTAGAGCGATTTCTTTCTAAAGAACTCATATCCTCAGCAAGTCTTTTGATCTCTTGGTTTAATTGTACTCTTTCACTAACAGGTTTTATGCCACGACCTTCAGGTTGAAGGACGTTGACATCTGAAGGCTTTGCATCTGCTCCTATTTCTTGTATTATCGTACCTCTATTTACTTTAGTAGGTGTTTTTCCCTCCATAGCTAACTCTAAAGAAGTTTTTAACTGCCTACCAGCAGTGTTTGCAACTACATCTAAAGGCTTACCAGTAGATTCTACTATATTTTTTAATTCTCTAGCAATAGATTCTGTAGCTTGTTGTTGTTGCTTTGGGCTTGTAAACGATTTAATCGCTTTTATTCCTATAATAGTACCAGCCGCATCTAAGTAATTGTCAAACTTTAATTCTTCTCCAGCTAATAATGTTGGAAAAGTTCCCAATCCAATAACCTCACCAGCAAACTCACCAGCCTTAGCACCTATTTCACCACTAGCCCTCTTGCCAACAATCGTTCCAGCAAGACCAAGAGAACCAACCGTAGTTCCCGTTACTGTTCCTTTTAAAAGTGCATGCAATGCCTCTATAGGGTCTACAGAACCTGTAGTTTCTATTTGATCTGCGATGTTAGCACCCACATCAAAACTAGAGAATCCACCAGCTCCACCAACAATTCTTTGAAAAGCGTTTTTGGTAAACACCCTAGCTTCAGGAAGTGTCATGCTTGTTCTTTTCGCTAGTAAATTAGCGGCTTCATCAGCATACTTTCCTACTTGCTTTACCTTACCTAGCTGACCACCAAAAGCAAAAAGTGCCGCATCCACAGGCATTACCATTGATATTGCACTTGATGCCATGTGCTCTAATCTACTAGCTGGATAGTCACTTACATCAACATCTTGCTCTAAGCCAATAGACCTAAAAACAGAACCAGTTACAGAATTTTCCATTCCCAAATTGACTATATTAGGTGGAGTGCCACCAACTTTAGAAAACACTTCATTGTAAGCCTGCTTAGGACTTTTTCCTGCTTTCATTTCTTTAGACATTTCTTGATGTAGCATTTTCTTGTTAAAGAATCTTGCAACATCTTTACTGTCAGGGGTAAAAGGTAATCCTAGTTCTTTTCTTTGATCTTCTAGTCTTTTTACCTCTTCAGCTATAGGGGGGATGTCAGAACCGATAGCTTGCCCCTGATCTGGGAAAATTGCAGAAGTAGGTATCCCCATTGCAAATTTTGGTTGACCTATCAATTTACTAATTCTTTTTTCAGGGTCTGGATTATCCAACGCCCTCATAACATATTGAGGATTGTTTTTATTCTCCTCAAGTCCTTTTATCAAAGCATCAATACGTTCATTTCTTTGTGGGGCTTGAGTTTCTTGAGGTACGGGAGGACTTTCTTCGTTAAAGAAAACATCATCCGTGTTTACAAAGGGCTCTGGAGACGATACTAATAACTCAAAAGATTCATAATTTGGAAGGTTGTACTGGTCACCAATGTAGTCATAAAAAATTCTACGCTTAGAGGAATCTTGCATCCCACTCGAAAAGGCATCAAATGTTCCAAGGTTGTATTTTTTGGACACTTCATTGTAAATTGACTCTAGGGGCTCTTTCATACATTAATTAAAATTCAAACCGGGTATGTTTATTTTAGTAGACTCCGTTGAAGCCCGATTCATTCCGGGAAATGTTGTTCGGGTAGATTCCGCTGTAGATAAACCGGTTGGAGACATTGTTAAGCCACCAGCTTGATTATCTAAAGTTAAGCTTTTGATTTGAGTTAATAACGCTTCTCGCTCTCTTTCTTTTTCTAATACTTCATCAGAATCCATCCCAGCCCTACCAAAAGTCAATTCTCTATCTAACGAAGACAAAGCAGATGTTAATCCTCGAATAACCGCAGTAAGGGGTGGTTGTTTTACAACATCAGGAAAGGCCCTTTCTCCCGTATCTGTATAGCGTTTATAGCCACTTGCATCTGCTATGATTTCTCTTTTCTTAGGGTCTTTTAAACTAGTAATGTTTTTTATAGCACCAGATGGATCATATTGAGACTGCTGTAAAATAATTTTTGCATTAGGATCATTTTGATTTGATTTATACCACTCTTGAACTTGAGCTTGCAAGGCACTATTCTTAACAGATCGTTGTCTTTCTCGTACTTGATCCAGTCTAGATTTATTTCCTCTAACGCTAGGGTTGTTTTCTAAGCTATTGTAATAGCTTAATAGTTCGTTAGTAGGTGCAAATGGGTCTGGTGGTTTTAACATAGCATCAAAAGCATTAGATTCTTCTTCAACAGCCCTACCAGCTTCCTGAATATCTTCATTTTCTGAGCTTATCATAGCTTTTGCTCTTGCAGGCTCAGGCAACTCCTTTATCAATGCAATTTCATTTGTAAAATTTTGTTGTTCTTTCCTTGCTTGATAGCGATTTTCTTCTTTTATTCTTTGTTCTTTTGCTATTTGTTGAGAATCATCATATCTTTTATCTGCCAGTTGCTGTCTTTCAAGAGCTAATTGGTTTCTCTGATAATCGTTAAAATAATCTGGCAGTCTATCTAAAAAGTCTGCAAGGGGATTGTCGTATTGACCGGGAGCCATACGCTGTCTTCTGCTATATATACTTCTAAGGCCGTTAGCCATTTAAAATCTCCTTAACCGTAGTCTTCGTATTCGCTATAGTCAAGCCCTTCTTGATCTGCCTCATATTCCTGTTGCGAAATATAGCTACCACTAGCACTGTCCCAAACATAAGTTACCCCGTTAAAAGATATATTCCCCTGATTGACCGTAGGCAGGCTTGTCACAGTAGTCGCTGGAGCACTTGCCGCTGAAGGAACGTAATCTCTAAACTCTGCCCCCTCGCTTATCATGCTAGCCGCTTGACCTAGCGTTTGAGATTCAAAATCCCTAGCCGCCTGTGCTTGTGCAGACCCAAGCTGATCCATAGCACCCTCTCTTTGTTGTGCCTGTGCTTGCTGTACCGCACCAGAACCAGCAAATCCCATACCAGCTTGTTGCTGTTGTGCCTGTTGGGTTCCAGAAAGCAAACTATCTTGCAAACCCTCAGCTAATCTATTTAAAGAAGTGGGATCAAACTGCTCAAATAAAGCTAATTGTTCTGAATTAACTGACATTCCAGCATCTTGTAAAATACTTTGTATACCACCGACTCCTCCACCGTATTGATATTCAATAAGGCCACCGTCTTGTTTACTTGCAAATACATCAGTTTGATATGGCGATGCAGAGTACAATTCATTTAACAAAGAACCTCTATTGTAACCAACCCCAGACTCAGAAGGGCCTTGTTGACTTCTATAAAGTAATCCCAAAAGATCAGTATCTGAAGCATCTATACCAGAACTTCCTCCAAATGTTATAGGGTCTAAAGGTGCACCCATCGCAGATTCACCTAAAAATTCCAAGCCTTGCGACCTACTAGCTAAAGCTTCTGCCGAATCCTGAGCACCACCAATTAAACCAGATAAGCTATCTACGTTAGAGGCATCCATTGCAGATAAGCTTTGCAAATAAGCTTCTTCTGTTCCGGGTATAGCACTTGGCAGGTCAGCAGACATAGGTGTAGATACTATGTTTTGAACATCAGTTGCGACAGGAGCAACTCCTTGAAATGCCTGCTTTGGCATATTTCTTATACCAAAACTTTTTGCTTTTCCATATATGCCACCACCCGGAGTTAATCCAGCAGTAAGACCTGCTTTCGCACCAGCAAGCAACGCTCTTTTACCCATACCTCTAGTGTAATCCCTACTAGCTTGCTCTATATCTCGAAAAGATTGTTGCCCATATACAGTTCCCGTTGTATCCGCTTTTCTTGTCTTACCAGCACCAATACCTTCACCTGCTCTTTTACCCAAAGCGGTTCCTAAGCCAGCCGCTAATCCTAATCCTAAACCACCAGTGCTTATTCCAAGAGCACCTAATGCCGCTGAACCCAGTAAGCCACCAGCCAATCCACCAATGCTTCCAAATAAACCTCCACGACCTTGTCTTTTTGCCTCCGCTCTCTGTTGGGATTCTAGCTTTCTTACATCGCTTTGTCTTTGTTGTGCTTGAGCTAACATAGCCGCACCTCTACTCGTCTGTCCACCGGTTTGGTACATTTGCATAAGATTGCTTGAATTACCCATATAAAAGCCACTAAGATTAGGCCCGGACTTTGTAGGCATAAAGCCTTTTGATTGTTGGGAATGTTTAATCATGGTATAATTCCTTTGAATTTAATACAACTTTTATCATATTTCCACCTCTACTCGCCAAACTGATGAAACAAAAAACTCTTGAGAACTTGTAGTGATACCTGTATCTGATGCAGTGATTGACATAAGGGCAACATCATTAGGCTCAATAACTGGTGAGTTATTCCAATCAGACTCATTTATTGTAATAATTGTATGGTCTACGGTAGTTGTATTATATGAAAAGTTGCAAATTTCATCCACCGTGTCATCTCCGTTATCCATTTTTTTAATTTTAAACAATATATTATCATTATTATCTTGTATTCCCGGTATTTTAAATAATATTTTTGTGCAATGCATTTTAAATGGACTTAAGAAACCAACATCACCCCTACTCGCTGTTAAATCTGTAGTGCTAGCCCAAGGTAAAAATGTTTCATTTGTATCTAAGTCTTTAGCAAAATTGTGTATAAAAACACGATAGTCTACGAACTTATGTGAATACTTTAATGTGTTAGCGGTTAATGCTCTGTCAACATATTGATCTCCGTTATTAGACATATACGATTTCCACAACTGACCAAACTTCTTTCTGTATATTGCTAGCTGGCTATTTGACTTCTTCTCAATAGCAATCTGCCCCTCTACCATGCCATTTAAAGAAGGCTTACCTTGAAACTCTACAGAAGCCTGTTTTGTGTTTTGTATTCTTCTCGTATCCCTATCCATTAGGTCACATTTTTATTTCTAATGTATCTATATTCTACACTAATATCATTAAACTCATACACCCCAGATGTAGATGTTGAAAATTGTATCTGAATACTTTGACAGGATATAGTAGAAGATGGAGTTAAAGTCACCACATCCCATGCCCCACTAGTATCTACTAAGTTACCTGTAAATGTACCACCACCCCCACCAGAAAAGTTCTGCTTACCGTCAATAGCGTACTTAAAAGGCGTTGTTACTGAACCGCTAGATTTATAAGTAACAATAACCTTATATATTTTTTTAATAATACCCGGCTCCCCAAAATCTAAATCCCTTGTAGTAAATGTCTGACTTGCGTTTGCAAGACTAATAGGCAAGAACTTTTTAAAATCGGTTGTTGTATCTGAAACACTAGAGCCTGTAGCCACTATTAAATTGTTATTCCAATCCGTAGAAAAATTACTATAAAGATTACTATCCGCAAAGATTAGATCGTGAAACACCCACCCATCTGAATCAAAGTCGTAAATCCAACCCTCATCTGAATTGTCAGAGGAATCGTTAGGGCTTCTCATAATTATTAAAGAATTACTAATACTGTCGTACCCAATCATAGGGTCTTTTACATTAGCTGTTCCCCTATACCAAGCATTCCATGTTTTATCTCCACCTGTTTCCAAGTAAGACGACTTACTGACCGAAACCTTATCTTTAATTAAGTTGGTTACTTTTTGACCGTCATATATATAGCATCCATCTTCAGCAATCCATGCTATTCCGTATTTTGTTTTCGTTACACTAAAATTTTTATTTACACCAGAATATTTAATTGTTTCCTCTAAATACCAGCCTGCTGGGCTAGGGCTTGCTATGTTGATAATGTGAACAAGATTATGTTTAAAGGCTATCAATCTATCGGCATAAGCTTCTAAAGCTGTGTACACCCCATAATCACCCTTAGAAACGTCTATGAAGTTATGTGGTAGTACTGTATCAAATTTATTAATCTCGCTGTACATAATCCTATCACCAAACGTCTCTAGTTCTCCAGACGATCCTATTACCCTTACGTTTCCTATAAAAGTCCTTCGATTTTCTACAACAGACGACTGGTAAGATTCCCCTGCACCACCTAGTGATACATACTTAACATCTGGAGCAAAGCCATTAATTGTTGTGTAGGTGTCTAGGTTAGGCTTACTTGCGTTTCCTGTAGCATCTGCAATTACACAAAAGCCTTTATCAACTGCCGTAGCATTTTCTACCCAAGCTACGTGGTCTCCATCTATAGTGGTTCGCACTCCTTTTACAATATCGATATCTACAAGTAAAGATAATTCATTATCCGTATTTGCTTCTCTAATATATACCCTACCACCAGATATTCGTCCAGAATAAGAAAGGTCAGCATATACAGAAACCCGCATAGACTTACCTGCTGTGTGAGCATGAGTAAATGCCGCTATAGTAGCCGCACCGTTTCCCATCCTAACTGGTACGGATTCTTGATTACCGTCATATAAAAAGCTCTGATAAAATTCATACGTTAATCCTTCCCAATCACCATCTGCTGTACCGTCACTAACGCCTATATTAAAGCCTACACCTCTTCTTAGTATAGGTGTTTCGTTATTTGAGTAACTATCTGATCCTAAACCGCCATAATCTCTTTCATATTGAACATTAGCCGCTAAACCAGCCGCAGGCTTCGTACAAAATAATATCTCTGTTGGTCTAACATCATAGTCTGTATTAACGGTTACTAATTCACCAGCAAAGTTTTGGTCTAAAACATCATTAGTGCCATCGTCAAAAATAAAAGAGTTGGAGGTTGCATTCACAGCACCATCCAATAACAAAGCAGTATCACTTGCATTTCTTAATTTCCTAGCAACTCCTCTTGATTTATTACTAGCCTCAAGAAAATAAGCTCCTGCTGTGTCAGCCGCATGAGTTGTATGACCAAATGCTATTGTAAGACTAGCACTGTTTGTTTCCGGTGATCTTAGCACGCTTGAGTGTTCTTGCCATTCTGCAAAGGTTAAACCTAGGTTGTGATTAAATTGATTTCTTTGTATATACCCAAACCATTTTATAATACTTGTATTGGTGGTTTCCGTATCACACACACGTAAAACCTCATCTACAAAGTGGTAAATATATTTAGCACCGTTTATACCTGCTAGTGTTGGATTTATTTTTCTATTGCTCCAACCATTGTTTGTAGCCGTGTAATCTGTAGTGGCGTTATTAGACCAAATATCTACACCAGCCGCATTCGTGCTTGTTCCTCTTTCGCCTAATGCACACATTTTATCACCAGTAGATCGAATAACTCGTATAGTGGGATTAACACTGGTATCGTCTTCGTTTGTAATGCCAGTTCCTTTTAATACATAATAAACATCCCTATCCCCAAACGTCAAAGTTGTTCCACCGGAAACGTTTGATAATGTTGGGTCTGATATTTCAAAAGTAGCAGGGTCGCTTGTCTGAGTTACTGAAGCAACATACGATCCGGTTTTTATGTGGGTTCCGCTTACAGACATTCCAGCGGTTATATTTGTATTCGCACCATCCATTATAATTGTTGTCGTTGGGGTAGGCAATGCGGAAGACCTTGTGTTATCCGTAAATGTACCACCTAATCCAGAGCCACTATTTAGATTATCTACGACCTGAGCAACTAAAAAGATGCCATTATTTTCTTCTGTACCTGTGATCTTTACTAAATCACCAACCTTAATTAGACTACTGGTAAAGATAGTACTTATGGTAGAGGTTACACCACCTACTAGCTTTAAGTATGAAGTTGAAGGTACTGGCATCTATAAACCACTTCCTTGCTCCGGTGCTTGCGTACTACCGTCTGGATTTGTAGCGACCTGAACAAAGGCTATATTACCATCACTTGTACCAACAGTTAAAGTTGTGCCGCTTTTAGTCTCTGTAATTGTTTGATCTGCATCTTTACTATGATCTGATTCAAAATAAAACAATCCAAAACCCCCTAAAACCGTATTACCAACAGAAGGAATGTATTGAGTTAAATTAGTAGAGCCATCAGAGTCTTCAATGTGATTGTACAATCCACCAGCAGTTTTTATTTTTCCCAATGCATCAATAGACATATTTTTAATAAAAGAATATTGCCTGTCTGGTAAATCCCTAGGGTCTTTACGGTTATTTATACCACCAGACCAATCATTAATTTTGTATATCTGCTTAGGCATTATTTACCTTTAAATACACCTTCTAACATATCTGTCATTACATCAACTAATTTTTCAAAAAGCTCCTGCTCTTTTTCTTCGTTGATCCAAGGTATATTTACCTTATCGTTAATTTTTGTAGCTAAATTTTTTGTAAACTCATCAGATGCTAAATGCTTCATAGCTTCGTCTTGCATCTTATCTGCTTGCTCTTCAGCTAGTTTTACTAGCATTTCTTTCATATTCATTTAACTTTCCTTTATTTTCTTGGTTTTTAAATATAAGTAATAAATCTGTACTGAAAACATTATACACATAAGAACACCAGACAGTAAATCTGTCCAATATACCACTCCTAAGCTTGTGCTTAACCCTGTTACCTTTAAACTATCCATTAGTGCTTCCCGTTTATTCTACTAAGTGAACCTTTTATCTCAGACACTTGATTATCTAAGTCGTTAATCTCTTTTGTAAGAGCATCAAATTTTCTATCTAGCTTATCATCACTGGCATTCCATCTCGTAATAAGTTTGATAATCATACCCTCTGTATTTTCTAAGGTCTCTGACTGGCCCTTGTTTTCTACCTTTAGATTTTCAAGAGTTTCTTGTTGTTGTGCTGATTTATTACTAAGTGACACGACTAAATATACAAACATTGCACCTACAACGCCTATCATTCCCGCTTCACCGTATAACTGTAAAAAATCCACTCTTACCCCTTAACGCATTTTAAAAATTGTTCTATAATTCTTTTAATGTTTTTTTGATTACCTTGGTTTCTCGCTAGCAATACAAGAGTTTTTTCCCTGATTAATGCCTCTTGTAATTCACTCATTTTTTCTTACGCTTTCCCCAGCTTAATGGATTAATATTAAATTCCTTTTCATAGAAGGCTACTTTTTCTGCCAGCTCTTCTCGTTCAACCCGTTCCTCCACGATATGCTTATCAAGTAAGCTCCCAATTTGTTCAGTTTGAGTAGTAACGCTATTTTCAAGTCGTCTAATCCTTTCTTCAATCTGCCAATAACCATAGACCAACATTCCGATAAGAACTGCAATTTGACCAAGCCACTTAAGGTTAATGCTAACAATGGCGTTATCATCAAGCACAGTAGCACGATAACTTCTGGCGGTATCTGGTTTGTCATTCACTTGACCTCGACTTTTTCCCAATCATTATGTAAGTAGCACCAATTAGAATGACTAGACACACGACCATGATACCAATGTGTAATTGAATCAGCACCTACAATCTCTATAAACACTGTATTTGTAAATTCTTCCTCTTCTCCTATTGGTATGTTTGCCACTATCCACCCTTGGCTTGTGCAACTGTGAATTGCTAGCATAACTAATAGGAATACTATAACTCGTATGTACAACTTTAAAATCTCCGTTCTTTAATTTTTTTATTACTTTGTTCATAATACCATCCACCATGCAATTCCTGTTTCAACAATAATATCAGCCATAGTATTATATGCCCATGCTTTTTTTGTACCATAGGTTTCTTCATCACCTTCAATAAGCCACTCAACAATTTCCCATAACACACCTATAATAAATACACCCATCACACACCAAAAGTCTGTCCAACTTAACCATTGAAATACCTTACATAAGAAAGCTCCAGCGGCTAAGTGATAAGCAGTCCAACCATCTAATTGACCTGTGTTGTATTGCCAAGATACTAATGTTGCTAAAGGATTTTTCATTTGGATTGTATCATGTGATTTACTAATTCATGTTTACCTACTAACATTCTTCCTGTACCCCCACCGTGTTCATCTTCACATTTGTCAACATAAGCCTGTTCAATCGTATCCCAACTATCACTTCTCTGTATAACTTCACCATTAAATGTTAAAAAGTATTTATATCTAGAAGGATAAGTCAGGGTCTCTGTTGTACCATCTGGGTATTTCTTTGTACGAATAGAACTAGGAGTTGTATTGCGATATAACTGTAAATCATGACCCTGAGAACTTTTCCTTATTAACATCAGCTTACTTCAGCCTCTACCACTTCAGGCTCTAAAGCTTTTTTAAGCTCCATTACACCTTTCTGATGTTTTTCTACAAATACCTTTTCACACTCAACTAATTGCTGACGCATAAAAGCATTCGTATTCAGTTTATTCTGAACATCACTTACATGATTTTGGTACATAGCAACTTCTCTTGCTAGTTCCTTTTGTGAATCAGTCATATCCTCGATTACATATTCTTTACCATCGAGATTCAAGACTGGCTTTTCTTTTTCTTTTTTAGCCATTATCGACTCCTTGTTTGTTAATTAATCTTCTTTCTTACTATCTTCGTAAGCTTTTTTTACTTCATCTGTCCACAAAGCACCAGCAAGTGCTTTTAATTCATCGCTTTCACCACTTACATCCATATCTGGTG